GGTTTATTTCCTATCTCAAAATTATTGATAAGAAATTTTGCACTTGAGTGTGCATACATTAGAGGCCAGCCACCTGCGATTGCTGTGTGGTCTATAGAAGTGTTGGCTGTTCTATTGTCTGTTGGCCCCATGAGAAACCAATTTGGGTTGGTGGAGCCTTCAGCGTACGGTGTTTCATAAAGCCCGCAACCTAAAAGCTGTTTGACATTACCTGATGAAAAACTAACAAAAATGTAGAGAGCATCTCTGTTCCCACACAAAGTGAATGTGCGATTTCTATTAGCTGGAGAACTACTATCATTCCCTAAACTATATCCATCTGCATTTCGAGCCCAATGCCAGCGGCACCATCCACGAATAACACCACCCCCCGACCCTGTAATTTTCCAATTCTTTGCTGGATCAGCTGGATAAAATGGTAATTGAAGTACATCAGGATTTTCATAATCATCAATGTGATCCATGTGTTCAAGTAAGCCAACCATCGCATATTTCGCATAAGTTGATGTATATACGCCTGTTGTGCCATCTGGACTTGTTAGGCTTTCATCTACGCGGATAAACGGATGCTCTGCATTTGGATTTTTGGCACGATAGACCCGCTTCACATCATTTGCGTCACGAAAAATAATGTCATAACCAAGCGATGCAAGCTTTCCTGCGCCAACTGTTGTGATGCTAGTTTCAGTAATTGCGGTATGTGGTTTTAAAATTAACTCGGTTGTGCTTGGCACGCCTTTGATGCGGTATTTTTGGTTGAGTGATGCGGGAGCAAAACCTGATAACTCAACTACCTGAAATAGCATGGCATTATGCGCTGCGTATAGTGTGATATGCACATCACCCTGAGCATCAATTGAAGCTGCTGTGATTTGAGTAAAATCAACGCCTGTCACTAAAGCTTTATCAAGCAAGCGAATCAAATCGCCCCAGTTATTTCCCAAAGTTAAGCCGTTTATGTGGCTAAAGTATTGAACATCTACATCGGTCGCCATTTTTATTTACCCATAAAAAAGACCGCTTAACGCGGCCATATTTGATTTAACTTTTAAACCACGCGGTCAATATCACCACGTAGCATGATCTGAAACTCATCTGACAATACCGTTGGTTCTGACTGCTTTACGGTCCGAATCACCCAGACTGGAAATGTTGCAGCAACGGTATTGAAGCGCAGTACATTGCCACTCACCCAGCCCTGTCCCCAGCCTTCCTTTTTCACCACAAAATACGGTACACCGGTGACCGGATTGATCGGTGCAAAGTCCGTATTCACAGTGCCTGTTCCAATCTGTCCCGAGTACTCCCCAATACAGCGAAAGTTTGTTGCATCAGTAAATACCAGTGCCCAGCGTTCCTGAATTGCACCATTATTCGTGACTGCAATCGGATACAAGGCATCATTGTAATTGGCTGAAATTGCCCCACCAGTGGCCTCATCTGACCAGATACTATCCCAGGTCTGTTGTACAAATTTCCCAGTGGACCGGGCCTGCATATCACCAATGACCAACGCTGAACCGACAATGGTATTTTCAGCATCATAATTGTGGGTCAGTGGCTTGGTGAAGGTTAGCTGGCCGTTGATCTGTACATCACGGATCAGCAGCATGTCCTGATAGCGATAACGCATAGTGAGCGGTGCAACCAGCGCATTTAAAGCAAAATCACCACCTAGCGTAAACTTGCCATAGTCATAATCCACGCTGTACATATCAAACGGTACTTTTACCCCGTCGGCATCTTCAAGCTCGGCCCATGAAATGCGCTGATCCGGTAATTCATAAATCTGGCCAGCGATATGATCTGGCAGTTCAAATATTTTGCTGGAACTGACAATAGCAATATCACCAACCCGGTAAATCGGTACCCGGCCATCCAGCGGCAGACGTGTAGCGGATAGCCCCAAGATCTCAGCATCCAGTGGAATATAAGTATAAGCCACCGCGTTATAACGTACAGTCTCCGGCGCAATCCATACCGGTATATTGATATAAGTTTCAGTGCCTTCCTGATACTCCAGTAATAGGTCATACCAGGGTTCACTCTCCAGCCCAGGACGGTTAGCCTCAGTAATCTTGGTTTTAGTATAAAAAAACAGATCCACAAAACCGGTATCATAATTAATCTGGCCATGTGCACGGCTGGTTTCAATGATGCCATCGTCATCGGCCCGCAATGTGAGCTGCCCATAGTCTAAAGTGGCTACGACGACTGTTAATGATCCGGGACGCAGCGGACTGACCGGCGTTCTAAAGCTGATACGGTTGACCGGCGGCATATCTGTAGTTGTAGTGAGAGACTGCAGTGTCAGACGGTTATCGGTATTTGGTGTCCAGCTGTCGATTTCGATCTTGCCGGTGCCATACTGAATGGTACCGGAACTGGTGCCACTGTTATTGGCTGGATTTACATTGCGTACCAAGGTACCGGTACGGTCCAGATAAGTATCCGTACCCAGCATAAAACGCACCGCGCCGGAGAGAATCTGCTCATCAAAGCCCTGGGTTAGATCAAAGCGCAGCTTGTCACCGGTAACCTGTTTGACCCCGGCACTTACGCCTGAAGTATCCCGGTATTTCACACTAATACTGGTTGCCCGGTATGCCCCGAGCTGCACTATTTCTTCCTTAATTTGAGAAGTGGCGGGTAAATAAAATGACATATTTATGCTGCTCCATAAACCGCAATTGGTATATAAGATTTGGTGAAAACCGAGCTGGTCGCCTCAGGAATAATTTCTACCGCACCTGTTGCATAGGTGATGGTGCCCTGTACTTTACCTTTGCTATCAACCAGATTGCCGACTTCGGCATTCACTGGAATATCAGTTAAAACCACTGTACCGATGACTGACCCGATTTGATCAGCAACCGGTACACTTAACTCAACACTATTGGGTTGTATTGCAGCACCGGAACCAATGGTAAATTTCAGCTTTTGATCAGCTGGCATGACATTTTCAACAGTCTGATCAAGCGGTACGCCATAGCTATAGTTGATGGTAAAGACCGTATTTTTCTGTGGCAGTTTGTTTGGGACCAGACGGCCTTGCCCGGTAGCATAGTTAAAGGTACCGGTGGCATCGCCACTAAACTGGCCCAGCGTATTTGTAGTTGCAGTTTTCTGTTCGCCTTCCAGCAGCCATTTTACAGTCACGCTGCCTGAGGCTATTCCTGCCTGCTGTAAATCAAACTCGAATGCTGCCGGTTCAACCGCAAGACCTGAGCGTATAAACGTAGCCAGTGGTGTACCCCACAGCAACAGCATTGGTGTATTCACATCCGGTAAAGCACCCGTCGTAATAGACCAGGAGCCGGTTTCATAGTTGACCGCACCAGAGCCAAACGAAGTACTTGCACCTTTTAATTGCCCCGATCCATCATCTTTCAGTTCATAAAACTTGCCCTGTGACATATAAGAAACTGAAAGGCTGCCCGGCGCAGGCGGTGGTACCAGTACACCGGTCCAGTTGGCACTCTGGTTTTGTTGAGTAACGGGCCGGGTTTCAGACTGGAAGTACTGGTTGGGTGCTGAAGCAGGCTTAAAGGTCATGCTTAAGTTTGCAGATCCTGCACCTGCAGCTTGCGTCCACTGGATCAGCCCGCGTTGGTAATCAATTGTTCCAACCTGGGTACCAGAAGTGTTTTTAAGCAGTCCGCCCTGATCAGTGATCTGCTGGCCAAACAGGTTAAACGAGACACTCGATGGCATGACAGATGAGCCGACATACAGATTCTGAGCGGTACCAATGGTGGTCGAGTAAGTTGCAGTAATAGCAGCAGTGTTACCCGGTACCAGCACCATACTTTCCCCAGCTGCGTTTACATCTACAATTGGCGTTTCGGTTTGGGCAGATGGTACCAGTTGAGCAAAGATACTTTTTGCATTTACAGTAAACTCACCGACTTTGGCATCATTGGCCAGATTAGATGAGGCGTAATACTTACCTGTATCGGCTACGATGGTATCCCGTAAAATCGTTTGAGACTTTTCGCCGCTGTACCATTGTCTTGCAGAGAGTCCGACATAATCCTGATCGAGTGGATCATTGATACTGTAGGTGGCAATTTTATATTCAACTTCCTTCCCATCGATGACCATCTTGGCAATACGGGTTTCAACTTTGGTGATGCGAACATACTGCTCATGCTGCAGTGCCTGGCCTTCTTTCGAGACCAGTACCAGCGTACTGCCCACCGAGCTTTCAACTTCACTCAGAAACATCGCCACCTGCAAGGTTTTCATACCGGCATAATGCGTATCAAGGAGACTCCCTGCTGCCTGTCCACCCTTGGCCAGATAGTTTTCAATCCGGTTCTGGGCGGACTTGCGCTCATCAATCCATGACTTTGTACTAAACAGCAAAGCTGAGACATTGGGATCTTTCGGGTTTTCCGAGATGAAGACCGTAGCCCCCATAAGCAAATCTGTATCATTCGTTGTCACGGCGGGGAACAGTTTACGCAGTGACACATCACCCATGGTGCGGTCCAGCTCACTCACATCATTAAACAGGTTATTGCTCTGGCCATCTTCAATAATCTGGCCAGAGTACTTACCGCCACCATCTTCTGTATCGCTCAGGCGCTCAGATTTATAGAGCACCAGATTTTTAGTTTCAATTGCCACTGGATAGTTCCCCCACTTCAATAAAGCGTAAAGTCACGTTGTAATAGTCATCGTCAGATACAGATGGAATTCCCTTCACTGGAGCAGCTTCCAAAGCCCCGGCTTCATGGTTAAAAATCACATGAAATTCACGTCTGTCGTGCTGATACTCAAAAGCCAGAATGAATTGTTCAGATAAAGCAGACCAGGCTTGAACCGTGCGTAAATCACGGCGTTTGATCCAGCCCATCGTGTTATCTGCCGGTTCCAGCACAATTGAACGACCTGCCTTTTTACGGCCCTCCTGGATAATTAGAGAACCATCAATAGCCCGACTCTGTTTCTGCTCGATGGGCTTCCAATCAAATTCATCAGACCATAAAAAACCGTCCTCAAATGGGACGGTTTCTGATGTAGACACTCGTATTAATTTCATTAGCTACTCTTTTTTATCCTTTCCAGTTCAGTCAGGAAATCATTAAAACTACCCTGATTAGCCTCATCCACAGGGACGTTAATTGTGCGGCCATTAATAGAGATCTGGTTGATGACAGTACGTGAAGGCTCAGCAGTTGGAGTGCTGGTTTTAGGATAGCTCACGTCCGGGGCCAGATTGTTTACATTGACTCTGGAACCAGTACTGCCCGACTTGCCTGCATATTCCTCCAGCTTTTCCAGCTGCTCGGCAATGAACATGTAGTTGCCGGTCTGTTTCTGGTTGTCGTATGCAGAGACACCATAACGCGCAGCATATTCATGAGAAGCTGAACGGTAATAACCACCTGGACCCTGTTGTGCCGTCTCGAATAGCTCTTTAGCCTTTTGCCGGGCATTACCGCTATATCCCATTTCAGTCAGCTGCTGCTCAATCTCATCAACTGAATAACCGTTTTTAGCCATGACTCCAGTTTTAGAGGCTTTGAGCTTGCCCTGCATGGCAGTAAGCGCTTCTGACCAGGCTTCAGTAGAGGATTTGGCCTCCTCTCTTGCCACCCGGCCAGCTTCACGGTAGCCATCCTTAATACCTCGTGCAGAATTTTCAATCTGGATATTCGCCTTGACCCATTCCGAAGCCGTCTGAACCACTGCTTTACCAGTATCATCAATCTGCACCTGTAACCCATGACTTGCTGCTTTTGCCTGAACAGCTGCAATCTGGGCCTTATCTCCTGTTGCCAATGCGGCATTTAACATCTGAATATAAGCCTGCTTAATACCATCAGCGGTAGCCTGCCCGCTTTTACTGATAACTTCAAAACTTTTCTGGGCACTCACTGCAGCGCCATTTAATTGCTCTTTAGTTTGAATACCTAAAGCGGCAAATGCGGCTTGTACAGGATTTAATGCAGCGGGTAATTGCTGTGCCTTCTGCTCGATTTTAGTTAAACCAAGCGCAACTTGTTCACCAGTAATTAATCCTTGTTTCTCAAGTGCAATCAATGAGCTTTTGGCATAATCCAATTCAGCTCGGGTTTGAGCGGTATCAATTGCTTTATTCAAATTGGCCGATAAAGCCAGACCGGTATCAATACCCTTTGCTTTATATGCATCAAGATTATCAATAACGATTTGCACATCATTACTGGCAGACTGAAATGCCTGGGAGAACTTGCCTTGCAATTGTTCTGTGCTTAGACCGGTACGATCTAATGCCGCCTTCATTACAGCTTCAGTTATCTGAGCATTCTTTTCAGCTTCCTTTGACGTTCCTGCAAAAGCAGCTCTGGCATTCGCTTCAAAAACAACCAGGTCCTTACCGTCTAGAGCCTTGCCTAAACTCCCTTGCAATTCTTCGCCCGTAATTTTCCCTTGGTTTTGCAGCAGAATTAAAGCAGTGATTGCGTCATTAATACCTTTGGTCGAATCAAA